CTCTTCTAACAACTTTGTTTTTTCATCTTTTGCTTCTGTCTGCAAACTCGCAAATTCCATTACAATTTCGCTGTCCGGGGTTTTCAAGTTTCCACTATATTTACCACGAACTCTAGCAAGAGTTTCTTTCACATATGCGGTGAACCAACGTCTAACCCATCTTTGTCCCGGAATGTTTATATCCTCCCAAGATAAATTATCTAATGGAACGTCAGTTGGTAGTTTTATAATGTCTGGGTTTGCTTTCAAACACGATTCTCTATCATCAGGCCCAATATCGTAATACCAATACCAAACCGCTTTTCCAACATATAAACTATAATTGCTCCAGTTAAATCTTCCACCAGGTGTGTTATACAAATGCACATTTTTTTTACCATCCGGCAAACCTGTTATTCTATATGTTAATGAACCACCAAGTATTCTGTTAAGGATATTTGCTTCTTGCATCCTTATCAAGTAATCAAATCCGGACATCATAAAGTATGAACCTTGGTAACCCATTTGGGCATATCCCGCTTCTGTGGCACCCAAACCAATTCCACCAAATCCAAATCCACCGACACCACCCAAACCAAACGCCGTCCATGGTTGATTGCTGAACCATAACAATTCATTCACCTCCCTGCCGGCTGGTATTTCGTAGTTCTGTGTGTTGGCACTTAATATAAAATAATCTTTTTTCAACACCCATGGCCCCACCGTTTGTAAGCCAACAATTTTAGAATATGAATAAGCAAATTGCTGCTCAAAGTCCATCGTTCTTGTAACCAAAGCTCGAGCAACAGATTTTTCTGTCATATTAAGATTAACCAAATTAACCCACTGACTATCAATAAGCCACTGTAAAACATATTCTTCGTAATCTTGAATGGAAAGTTCCATCAAAGAATCCATCATTTCATCTTCAATTTCAACGCTTCTTATTGGAGCACCCAACAAGTGTTTAATTTGCGTATATATTTTACTTCTTTCTGGTTCTGGAATTACTGCCATGATAATAAATATTTTATTTTTTTGCTTTATCTAATAGGAAAGTTTTGTTTTTCATCTCATATAGTCCGGAAACAAATTCCCAGTTAATAACGTTCCAAAAGTTTGAGATATATTCATCCCGCTTGTTTCGGTATTTCAAATAATATGCGTGTTCCCATAAGTCCAAACCCAATATTGGAAATCCACCATTTTTAATTACATTCATGAGCGGATTGTCTTGGTTTGGTGTTGTCATTATTTTAAGATTGTTTGATTTGGTTACCACCAACCAAGCCCATCCGGAACCAAACCTTGCTTTTGCTGCTGCTTCAAATCGCTTCTTAAATTCTGCGAAACTACCCCATCTTTTGTTAATTTTTTCCAACAACTCACCTTTTATCTTTTGTGGTGTTGGTGAAAGCATTTTCCAAAACAAAGCGTGGTTAAAAGCACCGCCAGCGTTGTTTCTTATTTCTTTTGGGAACTTGTTGATGGTTCGGATTATCTGGTCGAGTTCCAAATCACCATATTCTTTTTTTGCGAGGGCTTTGTTTAATTTTTCAACATATCCTTTATAATGTTTGTTATAATGGATATTCATGGTTTCGGCATCAATAAAGGATTTCAGGGAAGAATAAGAATAAGGTAGTTTTTCAATACCTATTCGTTTCATCTCAAGCAATATGAACTTCTTTTGTTCGTTTATTACCTGTTCGTTAATTAGATTTTCAACTTTTTTTATTCTTTCTTCTAAAAGTCTCATTTAATGATATTTCAATATAAATACCTTATTTTTTGGTATTTGTCTTGCGCATATCATTAATCTGTTTGAGAATGTGCTCGGCAGCATCCGTGGTGTCAATATTATCGCCCATCACCGTCGCAATAACCTTTTTCTTCGCGTTGATGATTTCATATATAACTCGCTCAATCGAATTGTCGTAAATTGGATAATAAACCAGAACATTATTTTTTTGTCCGTATCTATATGCTCTATCTTCCGCTTGTGCGTGGTCTGAGGGCAAAAATGATAGGTCATTAAAAATGACAACTTCGGCTGCGGTTAATGTAATACCGACAGCGGCGGCTTTGATGTTTCCAACAAAAACTTTGATTTTTTCATTTTCTTGGAAACTATCAACGCTTTTTTGTCTTTCCGGTTTGCCCATGGAACCATCAAGTTTCACCGCAGCGTTTCCAAAATGCTCAACAATCGCATTTAATGATTCCGTAAAATTACAAAAGATTATAACTTTCTTCCCTTGCTCAATAATATTCTCCGCGAGTTCAATTGTTTCCTTTGTTTTCTCGTTTGCGATTATCTGGCGAACCTTTGTCAGCTTTGTGAATTGAACCGTCAAAGATTTTGATTCTTCTGGGTTCTTGTCAAACCAATCATAATATTCCCCCATGACGCTTTCATAATCCCTTGACCTTAATGTCAAATGAACCGGAGTTATTATCTTCTCCGGAAGATCCAGCACATTTTCTTTTAATCTTCGCAAAATGGTTGTTGAGGTTCTATCCCTCAACTCTTCCAGGTTGGATGCGCCCATGACATTCCAAACCTTTCGGTTTCCAACCCTGAATTGATAACCAGCGCAATATCTAACAACATAAGCCATCCAGTTTTTGGCGACAGGATTATCAACAAGGTTGAGGAGGTTATAATAATCAATTGGGCGACTTGTCATGGGAGTTCCGGTCAGCAACCATAAACGCTCAACATCTTTGACAATATCGTTAATGAGTTTGGTTCTGAGGGCTTGGGCGTTCTTGATATAATGTGACTCATCCACGATAATCAAATCAAAACCCGCTTTAATAACTTCCGACTTGTCTTTATCCTTGGGGTCATGAAAGTTTTTGATGATGTCATAATTTATGATGACAAAATCGCTTTCGGTATTGAATGTTTTACCTTCGGCAATAAAAATGCTCCTTTCAGTATAATTTTCAATCTCTCGCTTCCAGTTTATCTTCAAGGTTGCCGGGCAGATAATCAAAATCTTTTTTGCCCCAGTTTCAAGGGCAGCAATAATTGTGGATGTTGTTTTCCCCAAACCCATATCATCCGCCAGGATAAACTTTTTGTTTTCCACCAACTTTTGGATTGCTTCTTTCTGGTGTTCAAGCGGCGGACGATGAGAATATTTGTCAAAGTCAATTACAACATCTTTGACCTTATTATCTTTTATTAAGGATGCTTTTGGAACCCAAATATCTTGGAGTTCCTCATTATCAAAAAACTTACCCCAAACATGAAACGCTTTTTCTTTTTCAGCCAAGAGTTTCTCAATCCAGATTTGTTTTGGTATTTCAGGATAAAATCTATCATCGGCGAATTTCTGGGCAAAATATGCGTCAAGTTGAACCCACTTTTTCGCAACCTTTGGTTCCTTATTGTGGTTATTAACGATATACTCGGATTGACTACGGGTGGGGTAAAATTTCTTGTTTAAGTGAAATTTTCTTTTTAGTTCTAATATGTAATTATTAGCCCCTTCGTAATCTTCCAATAATGTAAGTGCTTTTGATTCTAAACTTACATCCATATCATTTGTTTTTAATAAATGTAAATATAACATATATCGTGGTATTTATCAAGAAAACGACAATTGAAACATTTGTTACTAGAAATGGATAGTTCGGATATAACAAAAAGAAGTACCCGAGTAATCGAAAGAGTTATGCAATTACATAAACCAAATTATGTTGAATCTATGATAATCAACTTCGACCACGAAATGTCTGGTGGTGATGATTATTTTGCAGAAATTACGTTTGTTTGTCCTAATGTAGAACCTATTTTTTTTCAGTTAGATGAAGACTCAAGAAAAGAAGCTTTTGAACTTGTGTTATTTACTTGGGGGCAAGCACTCAAAAAAACCGTAAAAGAATTTACTGGTAAAAATTTATATTTTACCGATAAACATATAAGTTATTAAGATATGCAAAATTTGGTTCCAATATCCAGATTAGGTAAGTTTTTCGGTGGCGAGGACTACCAATTGGATATTGCCATGGGTGAAGAATGGCTCCTTGGTGACATGAACTTTACTGTTATATTATATCGTGTTGATAGATACAAAACCAAAACTGATGATGTTTATGGTGAAGTGTTGGAAGATGGCGTCCAATTCTTGGCACCAGTAGAATTGAAAGGATTGGTTCAAGTCATGGCACCAACCGAAAAATTATTGGGTAGTTCCAAAGTTGCGCAAAAGGAGCCTGGAAATATGAAGTTTTCAATTTATCAAAAAACTTTGGAAGATTTAGGTGTTGAGATATTTATGGGAGATTACCTTGGATATTATGAAACGGAATCCAGGGTAAGATACTATACGGTAGCTGATGATGGTTACGTAAAGTCGGACAACAAGCATACATATGGCGGCGTTAAACCATTTTATAGAACTATTATTGCGACGTTCGTTTCGGAAAATGAATTTAAGGGAATTTAATGAAAATTTACATAACAGAAAATCAATTACAAAAAATATATGAAACTGTCACTGATGGCAAGGTGACATGTGATGAATGTGGTTGGTCTTGGGATTTATCCGAAGGTGGTGATGACCCATACGTTTGTCATAAGTGCGGTCATGATAATTCTCAAGATGAGTTTATTGGAAAAAAAGTTATGGTGTATTACAACTTACATAAGCATACATTTTCAGTAACATACAAATCAATTGTTGTATTACATGCGGACTATGTAAAATTGGGTGATGTTGAGTTTAGAGTTAGACAAGGTGGAAAAGAAAAAGTCCGAGCAGAAAAATCAAAGAACGTTCATGCTTTTGTAATTGGAAAGTTATTGGACTATTGTAAATATCCATGTGAAAATATACCGGAAGCACCGACAAAAGATATTGTCACATACAATCCATACAAGCATGACTCATTTGTATATAAGAAAGATCAGACACCAGTATATTCGGCAGCAGAAGTTGATATGATAAATTCAACAAATAAATTATTTATTGTAAAGAAATAAGATGCCATTACCAAAGCAAGTCAAACCGACATTACCATTAAAGCCGCAGAAGATTTTGTCAGAAAGGAGACAAGAACTTTTGGAATACATCCAAAAGGATGGGACCTATTTGCCAAAGTCAGTTCTTCATGCTGACCTTGATAGAGGGATGTTAGATTTTATAAAAGAAAACTTGCAAATAATTGTTGATGGCAAAGTTGTCCCCACCGTAGATAGGATATTGACAACCCAGAACTGGGCGCAATATGTTGAGACGGCGTTATTTGTTGATTTGGATTATAACCCATCGCCACCATTTGTAACCCTGGTTCGCTCACCGGAAGTTAAATATGGTTCAAATCCAGCAACAACATATACAATACCTAATAGAAAACAATTTTATTACGCGTCAGTTCCAACCTGGGATGGAAACGTTCAGGGTATGGATATATATACCATTCCCCAACCCGTTCCGGTTGATATAAAATATTCGTTAAAAATTATTTGCAATAGAATGCGTGAGCTTAACCAACTTAACAAAGTTGTCATGCAGACTTTTTCATCCAGACAAGCATATAGATTTATTAAGGGTCAATATGTTCCAATCATATTAGACAACTTTAACATCACTCACATTTGAAACCGGCACCACAACAAAAACTATCGCAATAGAATATAGAGCAAATATATTTTTTGGCGTAGTTTCCAATATAGAAACTTATGATGTTTATATCAACGGAGATTTCTACGGAACCGATATAAATGAAGCACAGATGAATACAAATGACATCCTCACTTTGACGATTACAAAGACCGACAATACCCAAGAAGCCATCATGGAGTTTGACAACCAATTAGTCTAATCCCCATATATATCTTTCACCTCCTGGCAATTTTGCATGATTAAATTTTCCAAAAACTTATAAAGTTTTAAGCCACGCTTTTCACAATATTTTTTTAGAACTTCATGAACCTTGGGGTCTATCTTGATATTTTTGATTTCTTTTTCTTTTTTCATGGCAGAAAAAAGGCAGAATTAATTCTCCCTGTTTATATATAGATATTAAAAAGTCAAGTTTTTTACTGATTTTATGAATATTTATCATTAAAATAAATCTGCAATTGAATAAAAAATAATGGCAACACAAGTTAATCAAAAAGTATATGTATCTCCGGGTGTCTATACGTCAGAAACTGACTTATCATTCGTAGCACAAAGTGTCGGTGTAACTACTCTCGGATTGGTGGGGGAAACATTAAAGGGTCCGGCTTTTGAACCGGTATTCATAACTAATTATGACGAATTCCAAGCATACTTTGGTGGGTCAGAACCAACAAAGTTTATTAATACACAAATACCAAAATATGAAGCGGCGTATATCGCCAAATCTTATCTTCAACAATCAAACCAATTATTTGTCACAAGAATCTTGGGACTTTCTGGATTTGATGCGGGACCGTCTTGGTCTATTGCTGTTACGGCAAACATGGATTCAACTACACTCGGATTTGATGATGCTGTTGGCGTTCCTTGGATTTTAGGATTTACTGGTAATACTAATGACAACTCACTAATTTTGAATACTTCTGGTTTATCAGATTTAATTAATTTATATACACCATACACAAATTCTGATGGTAGTGTATCAACAATTTATGCGGACATTCAAGCATTAACAGAAAATATTTATAGTACCACTTCGTTATCAGCAACAACTGCGGTATTTTATGGTTCAATACCAAATGCAGAATACATAACTTTAACAAGTTATACTAATGAAATAAATCAGTATAATGTTTATAATGTTGATTATGATAGTAATGATTTACAAGATGACTCAAATGATGTTTGGTATTATGCTAATTTCAATAACTATTCAAACGACAACTATTCTGGTTATTCAACATATTATACAGTAACTGATTTTATTAGTGGCGCATCTGGTGATTATAGTGGTCAATTAACAGGTACTGTTTATACTTTTTCAGGTACTGCGTATAGTAATTATAATAACATGGTTGTTGGAACTTTGAGATCACGTGGTATTACATTATATAACACAACCAACCATGGTCCTAATTATGAAGTTACTGGTTTAACTGATGTCACTTTAATTGCATCAGGGCAATATTCTGGTGTGACAAAAGATCCGTTTGCAACATTCTTAATAAGTGGTGTTACAGCGGATAATGATACTTTTGAATTTGAATCTTCACTTTTAGCAAGTTCATCAAAGTTTTTATCAAAAGTATTTGGTGTAGGAAACTTTGATAAATCAAGAACTGAAGTACCACTTTTTGTTGAAGAGCTTTACCCTAACACATTACTTAATGCTTATAACCAAGGTTATATTAAAGGTGTTTATACTAGTTTAATTGATTTACCAAGTGCTAGATCTTTAAGTACATCATCAATAGCATATAAGGTGGAGCAATATCAATCACCATCAACTCCATATATCGTATCTGAGTTAAGAGGCACGAAAGTTTATAACTTATTTAAGTTTATTTCTATTTCAGATGGAGATGCTGCAAACACAGAGGTTAAAGTTTCGATAGCAAATATTTCATTCAACAATTTAACTTTTGATGTATTAGTTAGAAATTTCTTCGATACTGACGCAAATCCGGTTGTAATTGAAAAATTCACAAATTGTACTATGGATCCGGCAACTAACAATTTTATTGCTAAGAAAATCGGTTCTTCTAATGGTGAGTACGCTTTGATTTCAAGATATATTATGGTTGAGATGGCGGATGAAGCGCCAATAGATGCGGTTCCATCAGGGTTTTATGGTTACATACAAAGAGATTATGAAGATCCTACAATATTCAAATCACCTATCCCTGCTTTCAAGACAGAATATTATTATCCAGGTCAAATTATTTATAACCCACCTTTTGGTTCTACGGCTGGTGGTGATGTTCTTGAGTCATCAGGTGATGTGATCAGAAGAACATATTTAGGGTTTTCTTCTCAATTTGGAATTGATGAATCTTTCTTGTCTTACAAAGGTAAGCAAAATAACCCAACATGGGCAACATCAGTATATCCTATTGACGCACCTGCTTGGAATTATTTAAGTAGAGGATTTCACATGGACTCTGGCGCTACAGTAGTAACTATTGCAAACACATTTACTACAAGTGGTCAATCAGCATTTGAAACTGGTAATGCTAATTTTTCACCGGTGGGAGTTGAGAACCCAGAAAATCCATATTATTACATTTATTCTAGAAAATTCACAATTTGTTTTGCTGGTGGATTTGACGGATGGGACATTTATAGAGAATACAGAACAAATGATGATAGATTTAAACTTGGCGCATCAGGATATTTAGCTGGGGCATCACCATCAAGTAGATACCCAACAGCATCTGGCGACGGTTTATTCAAACGAATAGTTGTTCAAAACAATACACAAGATTTTGCAAATACTGACTATTACGCTTATTTGTTGGGTATATTGAGTTTTGCAAACCCAGAAGCAACAAATATTAACGTTTTTGCAACAACAGCAATTGATTATGTTAATAATCAAGGGTTGATTGAATCCGCAATTGACATGATACAATACCAAAGAGCTGATTCAGTCTATATTGCAACAACGCCGGATTATTTGATGTACACACCTGACGGAACTAGTCAATATAATATTATTTATCCGCAAGAAGCGGTTGATAATCTTGATAATACTGGAATAGATTCAAACTATACAGCAACTTATTATCCTTGGATTTTGGTAAGAGATACTGTAAATAATACACAAATATATCTTCCACCAACAGGTGAAGTTTGTAGAAACTTAGCATTAACCGATAATATTGCATTCCCGTGGTTTGCTTCGGCTGGTTATACCAGAGGTTTGGTTAATTCAATAAAAGCGCGTGTAAAATTAACTCAGGAGGATAGAGATACCTTATATCAGGGAAGAATAAATCCTATCGCAACATTCTCGGATGTGGGAACTGTAATTTGGGGTAACAAAACTTTACAAGTTGCTGACTCGGCTTTGAATAGATTAAATGTTAGAAGATTATTGTTACAAGCAAGAAAACTTATTTCAGCCGTCGCTGTAAGATTATTGTTTGAACAAAACGACCAAATAGTTAGACAGCAATTTTTGGATAGTGTAAATCCGATTCTTGACTCGATAAGAAGAGATAGAGGATTATATGATTTCCGAGTAACAGTTTCTTCTTCACCAGAGGATTTAGATAGAAACACATTAACTGGAAAGATTTACCTGAAGCCAACAAAAGCGCTTGAATTTATTGACATTGAATTTTTTATAACTCCAACAGGAGCATCTTTTGAAAATATATAAACATTAATGGAGAGGGTAATTGCCCTCTCCTTTTTACATTTAATAACATGCGAACAAAAATAGAAGAGGGATTTAAACCAGAAGGAACACCAGACCTTAAATATTATGCTTTTGATTGGGATGATAACATAGTTCATATGCCAACTAAAATTATTTTAAAAAATGAAGATGGTGGGGATGTTCTTATGAGCACAGCTGATTTTGCTGATTATAGAAGTAAAATTGGTAAAGGACCTTTTGAGTATAATGGTGAGACTGTTGTTGGATTTGCTGACGACCCATTAAGAAATTTCGGAACTAAGGGTGATAGTAATTTTTTAATAGATGCCATGAAAGCAAAACCGGGGCCCGCGTTTGATGACTTTAAAGAAGCCATAAATAACGGATCAATATTTTCTATAATTACAGCTCGTGGTCACAACCCGGAAACATTAAAAGAAGCGGTATATAACTATATTATTGATGGGTTTAATGGAATTGATAAAGACGAGTTAATTAAAAATCTAAAAAAATATAGGTCTTTTGTGGATGAAGATGACATGACTGATGATGAACTAATTAGGTCCTATTTAGAATTAAACAAATATCACCCGGTAACTTTTGGTGATACGGCAGGTGCTGTGAATCCGGAAGAAGCAAAAGTGGATGCTATGGAAAACTTTGTTAGTTACATTAAAGCTATGGCTAATGTTTTGGGATCTAAAGCTTTCTTAAAAAAAGATATGGCATTCAAATTTGACCCAAGTGATATATTAATTGGGTTTTCAGACGATGACCCTAAAAATGTAGAAGTAATGAGAAAACATTTTAAGGAAAAACCAGATAATTTAGTTAAAACTTATTCAACTGCTGGAGGAATTAAAAAAGAAGTATAATTACT